CATTCGTGAAGCAACATAACCTTTACCTGCTGTTACAACAAGGTTATCTACTTCCTGCACGACATCGCCATTTAAAGAAATAGCGAGCTTACCTTTTAGTTTTAAATTATCATTTATCATTTATGAGCTCCTAATTTAATACAAATGTATTTAAAGCGGCAGAATTCAATATTGACCCGCCACCAGGTATAAACAGAATATCTACCGATTCGCTTATTGTAGCATTATCTGTTAAAGATTTGCTAAAAGTAAGCACCGATTGTTCAGACATTATCAGCGAGTCTGATCTATTTGAATTGAACGCAGAAGCAAGGCTCTCTACAATGGATGTAGAATCCTGAACCCCATCTGCTGAGTTCAAGTTTGTAGATTCAGTTACACTAATCTGATCTGAAAAAACATTCTGTCCACCTAAAGATAACACTTCTGAGAGAGATAAACTATCAGAAGGTGCAAGAGAAATTAAAAAAACTGGAGCGGCATCTGAGGGACCCACAGAATCAGATTTTACAAGCTCTGAACTTAAAGCAGCAGACTCTGAAACATTGAGAGAATCTGCTATGCCAGGCTTAGATACTCCAAAAGCAGGAGAATCAGAGACTGAAAATACATTATTTTTATTAATACCTGACTCTGTAGCTAAATCATCTGAGGCACTTGCAGTATCATCCATTGCCGCTGCATCTGTAAATGTTCTTATGTAAGAAACAATTCTTGCCAAAGATTCTGACATTACTATATCTCCTCCAGTTGAAACTGAAGAATTTACCTCTCCTCCCATACCACTATGGTTTGTACAATAATAGAAAAGAGTCGTAGCTGTGCTATTTGTTACTTGTATTCTTGTGTATGCACCACTTGAGCCTGCTGTACCGTTTGTAGTAACTCCAGTTGTGTATTCACTTCCACTATTATGGGATCCATTTGCAGTCTCACTAAATCTAAATGGGTGTCCAGAGTTGCTAGATGCAGAGGTGTCAAAAGTATATGTATTCCCAGACACTAAATGAACTAATGGAGAAACGATTCCATCGATATAATATTTGTTTCCTGAACCATAATTATTAACACCAGATGCTACAGTTACTGCAAAATCAGTATCAGAAGAGCTTTGAGTTGATGTGGCTGCTCCCATGCCGCTGTGATTTGTACAGTAATAATGAAGGTCTGGAGTTGAGTCAGATACCACAATTCTAGTGTAAGCTCCCGAAGAACCTGGAGTGCCATTAGTTGTTACATTTGTAGTGTATTCAGATCCTGAATTATGACTTCCATTTGCTGTTGTAGAAAATCTTAAAGGATGTCCAGAGTTACTTGAATCTGACTGATCAAAGGTATATGTAAACCCTGAATTTAAAATTAATCCAGGACTAGACAAACCATCTATATGATATTTATTTCCAGATCCATAGCTATTTGTGGCTGAAGCTACTGTTACGGTGTATGTTTTTGTTGTTGGTATTTGTGAACCATCGTCAACATTTTTGCCTACTAACTTGGCATCTGATTCTGATACAGAAAGCGTGTCGGTATTTACTTTTCCTGTTTCAATTGCAGGCGAGTCTGAAAATGACAAGCTGTCAGCTTTAACTAAATCTACTTCTACCTCAACTGGATCTGTAAATGATACGCTGTCAGTTTTACCAAGACCTACATTTCTAAGAGCTTGTTCTGAAACTGTTGCAGTATCTGCCTGGATACTATTAAATAATTTTGCAAGATCTTCAGTAACTGTTGGAGAATCGGATTTGCCTAAAGATGTGTCTTTCGATGTAATAGCCTCAGACATCGAAGGAGAATCAGTAAACCCTCTTACATACTGAACTACCCTTGAAAGACTTTCAGTAATAGTTGGAGTGTCTGACTTGCCTAAATTAAATGTTTTTACTGGATCTTGATCCGCAACTGAGGTGGAATCTGATTTTCCTAGACCAACACTTCTAACATCTGTATCTGTAAAAGTGATTGTCTCTGCATTTGGAGAGTCAAGAGAAGCCATAAAGTATAGATTCTTAGTATCAGAATCTAAGGTTAGAACTGTACTAAGATCTATAAAATCAAGTCTTGTTTTAAGATTTACAAACTCTAAAAGAGTTGTGGTATCAGACGATGCCTGAAGGGATGCAAACTCCTGTTTGGTAACTTGAACTTGGAGAGCAGAAAATTCTACCTTTAGTCTTATAGCCATTAGTCAAAATCATCTCTCACATTAAGTTTTATTAAATCATTGACTGTTTGAATATTGCCATCTGACTTTGTAAACTCAACCTCCGCTTCAAAAATTCCTGCTGAAGGAAATGTATCTGATGGGAATAACATAGCAACCTTACCAGCAGAAGCATCTGTAATTGATGCTGTTATAGTTTTAAGTATTGTTGTTTCACCAATCTCTCTAACTCTTATTCTCACAGTTCCGCCTGTAACATCTATAGGAGCAAAAGTATCTGGATCTTCTGGATCTAAAACCTGTCCGCTTGCCGCAGTATTACTGTCTTTAAGAGTAATAGTTAGCTCTGGCAAAGTATCGCCTTTTACTAATTTTATTGTTTCTGAATATGCCACTATACAAACTCCTGATATTTAACTGTAAGAGGAGCACCTACATTTCCGTATTTTGCTTTTCTAACAGCTTGTGCCTCTCCTTTATCATACATTCTTTTATTAAGATCTGCTGCTTGAAGATCGCTCCAGGGACTATCTTTCATCATTTGCAGTCTATATAAAGCACCATGTACTATTGTTTCCATGTACTCATTAGCTATTATAGAAGGTATTGTCGTTGCTGTCTGTTTAGGTTTTAGAGAGTAAAGAACATAAACCTTTTCATTGACTGTAGGTGTAGGAGCAAACAGAATAGTTTCTTGATCTCTCTGTGTGTAATACTTTACAGCTCCCTTGCCGTATACATCAAAAATAGAAACAGCACCTATCTGTGCTTTGGCTTCTAGTTTGTAATATCTTTTTTGTGAAACCTGGTTGCCAGTAGATTCAGAAAACTCTTTGTAAATATCAATTATATGATTTAACTCAGTACCAACAGGTATATCGAGATCTGAAGAGCTATACTCGTTGAGGTTTTTAACAACCTGTAAAAGGGTAAGATCTTGTAAATAAATATCTGTGTTGACACAAAAATCAATAAGAGTGTTTCTTAGTTCTTCAACGGCAAGAAAAGAAGGGCAACTTGGTGCTTCTCGTTTTACTTTAGGTACTAAAGTTTCTATCTTTTTTGATACTGCCATTATTCATTACTGTACTGGTGTTGATGGTCTAGGTGAAGTTCCAGCATCAACTTGATTCTTAATTCCTATTGCACTTTGGAAAGATTGTAAATATGCACCAGCTCTTTGCAAATCTCCTGCATACTCTGCATCTTTTAAATAAGATCTGTACAAGATGTAGTCTAAAATAGCGTTAGCATAAATATCATCCAAAGATATAACTGTGGTAGCTGTACTAAAATTAGCTATGCTTATATTAGAGGGGGCTGAACTATAAACAATACTTATAGTATGACCACCGCCTGATGGATGTGGATACACATAAAAAACCTTTGGGTCTACTGGATCATAGATGTAATGTTCTACTGTCGTTCCAGTTGTTCCGTGCCAATCTTCTATCTGATCATCTAAAACTCTTTTCTCTATATTTGTTATAGGCTTGGTTGTAGGAGAATTATTCTTATAAATATTTAATAATCTCAAACCAGCTGCTGGAAGAGTTTGTTTAGATGCTTGTGCTAAAGTAAAAGATTCATTGACTGGATTCGCATCAGGTCTATAAAGAACTATCTCTCTTTGAGCATCATTTAAATACCCAAGAAGTGTAGCCTGGGTCCATCTTACATTTGTTGTGTCCTGTAATATCTCCTCTGCTTTATCTATGATATCAATTACTTTTACTGTTGCCATATTACAATCCTAATTTTTTAAGTTCTTCTTTGGTCAAAGATCTTTTATCATAAATAAAAGTCCAATACTCTTCTCTGTGCAAAGGATTCCAACGAACTACTCTACCGCTTTCTCCTTTAGATGCTATTGGTTGTCTCTTTGAGGTCTCTTGAACTGGCTCCTCTACAACCTCTGAATTGTTTTCAAGAGTATCAAGCTTGTCCATTAAGTCTGCAAGTTTTTCTTTTGGATTTAATTTGACATTAAACTTTTCTTTTGCAACCTTTAAAACTTCATCTTTCTTCATTTCTTTTTCCTCGCTTTTATATTTCCAGTCCTCGAGGCTTTTCTTGATCCTTTTGGTCCTAGAACTTTTACTAAGGTACCATAAACATAGGCATTCAATCTATCGCCTGTTAAACCTTTCTTCTTGCCCTGAGCAGTAAGCCTACGCTCAAGAGCTTCTTTTTTTGATCCTTTTGGCATTTTACTTTAAAAGAGGGGAGCCGAAGCTCCCCAACTCTATAATTAAGAATTTAACTTAATTTCGCCAATTGCTGTTGGTATGATTACCTTATAGCCATAAACAGATAATCCTCTCACACCATCACCGAATGAAGACTCAAGTCTTACAGTTTCAGTATTAGTCATTTGAGAAGCATATGCTACAGCTTTAGGGTGACCAAAGAATCCAGTAGTCACAGATCCACTAGTAGGTAGATTGTTAGATACATAGACAGTAAATCTATCGATCATTCCAATGTTACCATTTCTTAGTGGAGACTCAGCATCACCTGTTAGGTATGCTTGCTTAAGGTCTGAATTTTTAATGATCGCAGCAGTTGCTGGGTCAATAATCATGAACCTTTCTGTTTCTGGGATATTATTTTGGTCTAGTGTTTTACCAGCAGTCAAAATGTGCCCTAAGATGTTACCTGCATTAGTTCCAGCCTCACTACTGTTAACATCTGTTAAAGATGATCCTGAACCAATGTTTGCAAACACATCTGTTTCGATAGCGATTTTCATGTTTTGAGCTGCATCTTCTGCTGCTGCATTCATGAAATCAATATCGGCTTGCGATCTTAAAATATCATCAACTTTAAAAGCGTAGCTTTTAGCCTTGTTGATATCAAGCTCTACTGTGCCTGAAGTTACATCTGCATAAGATAAAGAACCAGTATAGTCTGCAACTGTGACAGCTGGGACTGTTCTAATGTTTACCTTATTACCTAATCCTGAAATTTCTCCTTCGTACTCGTTAGTTGTTACCTCAGATAAAATTGTTTGAGCGTAAAACTTAGCTTGTAACTTTTTAGAAAATACTTCAGGTATGAAGTGTTGCTCACCACTTGCGAAACTAAAACTTCCGCTTGAAGATGAATATGCCATTTTTTTCTCCTAAAAAAATTTTTTAAAATTAAAATAGCAAACTTATTTTTCCCGCACCCTTCCTTCAGAATAAGCTAGATCAATTTCTTTTTCTAACTTACGAAACTCTTTATCAGAAAGTCTTCCAATTTCTTGGGCAGTCCAAATCTTTTTGCTACTACCTAAATTTTGTTTCCTGGCTTTAGAGAGTGAAGGTTCAACATTTTGTTTTGCCTTTTCTACTAATTCCTTTTTAGAAACATTTTTGGAAATCAAACCTAAATCTTTTTTATATTTTGATAAAAGCGATACTACATCTTCAGCATCTCCGTCAGCGGCTGCGTTCTGCCACATTCTAGATTGTCTGCCAAGCCACAAATTGAAATCTTCACTTTGTGAAATTGACTGATAATCTGGATGAGCATCGGCAATCGTACCGAAATGCTTTTTATCGGCATCCTCTTTACGAGCATTCAGAACATCTTCTGTTGCCTGATTTACTCTTTGATCAACAGCTGCGATGCGAGCATCAACATATTTTTGAAGCGGTTGTACAATCTCTGGATAGTCTTTGACTATTTCAGAAAGATCTACATTGAC